CTTAGATCAGATTGGTAATGCGGTTGTGCATTAGTTGTTGCTTGACCAAAATAATTGCCAATGTATAGATTACCACTTGTACCAACACCAAACGTAGCGGATGCTTGATTAAGTATTCGAGTTCCGTCTAAATAGATAAACAAAGATCCGCTGCTACGAACCCAAGCAATATGATGCCATTGATTTAAACTGACTAGATTATTTGGTGAATTGTAGTTTGCAAGTGCTGCCCAAGATGTCCCATTTCCTGCTTCGTATCCAACTGATCCAGTGTTAGTTATATATGTGGTAAAGTTATCTATTCCCTGATGTGAACCTAAGCTTAGAATAACAGTGGCTGTTGCAAATGATTTAAAATAAAACCAACCATCTATAGTCCAATCGCCTTGATCTTGACGGAAATCGTCACTGGCTGGAATTGTTAAATAATCACCCTGCCCATCAAAATACACAGACCCGCCGTGATCTGCCGCTGAGTATTCATTGTTATCGTTAGGAACATCAGTAGTAAATGTAAATGCCGTTAAACTGCTTATTGGCCTTGCTGCTGTACTTACATCTTGCATAGTCGGCGTTGTACAACCTAAAAATACTGTACCAACACCCACTTGTGCTGGTGAATAAATTGAAGTTGTATCTGGTTCATAAGAATAGCCTTTTACAACATGAATATCTTTCATCCACCCTCTAAAATCGTTTATTCCGCTATTGCTATTTCCAATACTAAGACCCTGAGCTGTATAGTTATTATTATCGGTTGTAGAGGCGGCTTGAGTACCATTAAGAAAAATTTTTAAATTTCCGGAACCATCTCTAGTTACACATATATGACCCCATACTCCTACTGCTGCAGTTGTTGATGCGCCCAAAACCGTACTTGTTGCGTAATAAACATTTACACCCCCAGAAGGGCCAAGCCATATTCTAAATCCATTCATATTAACGCTAGTTTGACGTGTATCAAAAATCTCGGATGAAAATGAATGTTCAAATTTATACCAAAAACTTACAGTAAAGGCTCCAGTACCAAATGCAAAATCAGAACTTGGTGCTATAACATTATCTGTATACGGTCCCCAACCAGAATCAGGAAAATATGTTGAATATCCCCCATGCCGATACGGACTAAACGTACCAGCATGAACATCTCCAGTTACAGTGATTGTGTGATTACTGGATGATGCATCGGTAATATCGTTGTTATCACCAGTGCCAGTAGCAGTTGCTAATAAAGTTGTATATCTACTGTTTTCTATAATAGTAACAAAACTAAGAGTAAAGCTTGATACGCTAGGCAGAATATTTACTCCGTCTGATGCTCTAAATGTGATGGATCCAGTAAATTCTTGACCAGCATTAGATAAGTCTTGCGCAATAGGTGTGATAGTAAAGACACTGGAATCTTGACTGATAGTAGCCATACTATCCATAGATCCAGCAGTTACATAAGAATATGATATAGGAAGACCGTCTGGATCTGAAGCAGCAAGAGTTATTATAGTTGCATCTTGTGGACTATCTGCATCCAGCACATAAGAACCAGAAGGTTGTCCGCCTGAATCCCATGTTGGAGTTTCATTTATTAAGGCTATTCTATACCAGCCAGCGCCGTTCCAGATATATAATGTATTACCAACAACTCTTTGATCACCTATTACATTTCCAACAGAGCTCAAATTATCAGTACTAGAAACTTGTTCAATAGTAGATATATCATCCGAAAGCTTTTCGGCTTTAATTTGACCACTACTTGCTATTAATTGGCTAAAAAGTCTGGACTTACTTGGCATAAGGTTTCTCTCATTTATATCATAGTTGATACTATTTATAAAAAAATAATTAGAAAAAATGCATTTTAAGGGTTTACAATACATATTAGATAATATATAATGTTTACATATTAAGTGAAAAAGAATCGGAGAAATATAATGGCACATGAAGTTGAAACAATGGCATACGCTGGTGAATTACCTTGGCACGGTCTTGGTGTTCCAGTGAGTAATGATCTAACCCCGTGGCAAATGCAACAAAAAGCTGGTCTTGATTGGGGTGTAGAAAAAGTTGATGCTTTTGTTAACATCGGTGGTCAACAAGTAAAAACTGGTCAGCAAGCACTTATCCGTACAAGTGATAATACAATTCTTACTAATGTTGGTGAGGGTTGGAATCCAGTTCAAAATGCTGAAGCATTTGACTTCTTTAATGACTTTGTTATGGAAGGTGATATGGAAATGCATACAGCCGGATCTTTAAAAAACGGTCAAATTGTTTGGGCTCTTGCAAAAGTAAAAGAGTCCTTTGATCTATTTGGTGAAGATCGGGTAGACTCTTACTTTCTGTTTTCAAATCCACATCAGTATGGTAAAGCAATTGATATTCGTTTTACTCCAATTCGTGTAGTATGTAATAATACTCTTACTATGAGTTTAAATGCTAGTGCTGATCGTGCAGTAAAAGTTGGTCATCGTACAGTTTTTGATGCAGATTTAGTAAAACAAAAACTTGGTCTTGCAACCGAAAAGTTTGCAAAATATAAAGATATGGCCCAGTTTCTTAGTTCTAAGCGTTTTAAAGTTGAAGACCTTCTTAACTTTTATAACGATATTGCCCCACATAGCACAACGGAAGGTAAAGAAAAAACCATTGCTTCATATGAAGACCTTTCTCGTGGTGCTAAAATGTGTTATGATGCTCTTGAAACACAACCTGGTGCAGAGTACGGTGCAGGAACTTGGTGGCAAGCTTTTAATTCAGTAACATATTATACTGACCATCAACAAGGACGCAATGCTGAAAATCGTCTTTATAATCAGTGGTTTGGTTACAATCAAACACGTAAAGTAAAAGCTGCTGAAAAAGCGGTTGAATATGCTATGGCCTCTTAAGGTCATAGCTTTATAAATATTTACAGTAATAACAATAAAGGGAATATGGTGATGTTTAGCATCGAGTTAGACATCCCTAATCACCTGCCAATGGGAGACTTATCTCAGTTTGCAAGTGATAACAACGTTACATTTGAAATCGTAAAAGTTGAGGGACGCAAGTCGACCGTGAAGTTCACGGCTCGCAATAAAGATTCATTTGAAAAATTTAAGGGGCTGGTTGAAGAAAAAATTAGATAATATTACAAAACTGTTACAAGAAATTTAACTATGTGTTAATATATAAAATTATAATTAACTATAGGAGAAAAATTACAATGGAACTTGTAACTCTCTGGATGGCAGTCGGATTCTTATTCGCTGCATATTCAGTTATTGCTAATGATTCTGTACAGACTCTCGGTACTTGGATCGCATCAAACAATGAGAGATTTAATTGGAAAGTTATGTGGGGAGCAGCAAGTGCAGTACTGCTCTACACCTTATGGTACGGTTGGTACATGAACGGAGGCGACATTAGTTACGGTCGTCTAAATAAGATCCCGTTTCAAGAAATCCAATGGTATCATGCAGCTGCACCAGGTTTGCTTTTAATACTAACAAGAATAGGCGTACCGGTAAGTACGTCTTTTTTAGTTTTATCTGCTTTCGCTTCAACGTTTGTTCTTGAAAAAATGCTTATGAAATCTATGATGGGATATGCTGTTGCAGCAGTAGCGGCATATGCTATATGGATTATAGTCAGTAAGATATTAGATGAAGCAAAACCGGTAAAAGAAGAACATAAGAAATTATGGCGAATAGGTCAATGGGTAACCACTGGATTTCTTTGGTTCACTTGGTTAAGTCATGATATGGCTAATATTGCCGTTTTCCTTCCAAGACAGATACCTATTGATTTAATGATAGTTGTCAGTTCAGTGTTTGTTTTTGGTCTCTGGTATATGTTTCGAGAAGGTGGAGGTAAGATCCAAAAAATTGTTCTTGAAAAACATAATACACGTTATGTCAGATCGGCTACAATTATTGATCTGGTGTATTGGATTATTTTATTTTTCTTTAAAGAACTAAATGATATTCCAATGTCAACAACTTGGGTATTTGTTGGTTTACTATGTGGTAGAGAATTAGCAATGGCAACCGTCACTGGTAAAGAAAAATTTAAAGTTGTTTTTCCTCTAATAGGAAAAGACTTTCTAAAGATGATGGTAGGACTTGCGGCTTCGGTCGGCGTAGTGCTTACTATACATTACATAATAGTTCCTAACGGACTTCATTAAAAAAGGGGAGCTTCGGCTCCCCTTTCTTTTCCCTTAATTTTCACTGGCTAATTATTTTTTATTCCAAATGTGCCAGAGTACTGCTAATGCAACTAGACCGACCAGTCCTTGATCACTAAAGTTTGATAGCAATCCTAGGATGTTTCCTGTTACATTTACGTCTGGCCAGAACGGAATGTTCATTCCGTTAAATAAAATTTCTAGTACAATCCCCAGACCAATTAAACTTACGCCTGCAGATGCTAGCGCGCTGGCCCATCCCTTGATTGAATTTAGTACTTCCATTTTTTCTCTCCTTAATTGTTTTGAGAATATGTGACGGTATATACTTTATATACTTGCATCACTGTTGATAGGTGTATAGTCATACACTCTTATCATGGTTTTATTTAGTAATGTTATAATTTACATTTAGAACAGTTTTTAATCTTTGTAATATAAATGTTACACATGAAAAAGTACAAAAAAAAATCATTTTAGGGGTTTACAAGTAGTGTAAAATAGTATATGTTATAAGAGTAAATAGAATCGGAGAAAGAAAAAATGAAAATCATCGTAAAACATATGGATCGCAATGAAATCACCGGCGACGTAGAAGGTTTTACACCAGTTGCAGAAGTCAATGCTTCTTACTTTTCTAACGATTTTGAAAAAGCGCTTGAGTATGCATTTCGTTGGACCAACAACTTAATGGGTAGCTGGTCTAAGAAAATTGGCGAAGATGCTAATGATGATGTAACAGTTCTTATTGAACGTGAAGATGGTTTAGGTCTTCGTTCTACTTCAATGGGTGATCGTATGGAAGTCGATGGCGTTGAATACAGAGTTGCAATGGTTGGCTTTAAGGAGGTAGCGTAATGTCTATAGCAGAAATCGCTTTTGTTGGAGATGAGATTCGCCGTATCAATGCTGATACGGCTCAAGGTGAACAATCTACAATGGTTCAGCACGATATGAAGCAATGGGCTTTGAAAGAAGGTCATTGGCCTCAGATGGACTATGTTCACATGATTGCAGCTCATGGTGTTGCTCGTGGATGGACACAAGAAGGTTTCACTGGATTGGAGACTTACTAAGTGGCATAAAGTTCATTTTAGGGGTTTACAAGCCCCTAAAATTATACTATATTGATAGTGTAAAAAGAATCGGAAGGAAATAAAAATGACTTACACTTACTCAGATTGTGGTTTTTCAGATCTCCATAAAGATGTTTATGGTTTCCGTCCTCGTGGTGATCTTATGGATGAGTGGAATGCTCGTACACATCGCCAGAAACAAGAGTTATGGAATGCTCTTTGCGATGAGCTTGAAACAAAAATCAAGCATGAAAAAATTGCTGAAGAACAAGCCGTTGCTGAGTTTAAAGAACGGATTGAGCAAGCTCAAGTTTGGGGTGCCAGAGATTACTGGGATGCTCTTCGCTGGATCACAGGATGTGAAACTTTCTATCACATTCAAGATGTTGAACATTTTGTATGGGAACAAGGCATCCTATTTACCGACTTTGGTAAGCAACTTATCAAAGATATTGCAAAAGTAACTGAATACAAGGAATATGCATAATGGGAACGGTTGTTGCTTGTGGATTATTTTTTATAGTAATGATTTTAATAACGGTCTTTGTTGAAGGAATTTAAATAATGTGGTATGTTGAAGGAATATATAATTGGAACACAGGAGAAAAAGAAAGGTATGAAGGTTTAACCGAAAAGCAAAAAGCTGATATTCACAATAGAATGTGGAAAGAAGGTTATACCTTTGTTAGATCAGGGAGAATGTTTTATGGGAATTGCAGTTAATTCAGCTAGATCAGATTCTTACATTGGAACTTTTTATAAAAAAGATAAATCTGATATGGAACAATTGGTTACAGTTAGAAAAATTGTATCCAATTTAAATAAAGATTTAAAACGTGCTGGCAAAAATTATCAGTTTTATGTTAAGTGTCAAGGTCATGGTCATATTCCTCTTAATTTAGCTGATAGTATGGATGCTTACATTTATAAAAGATAATAAGTTAAATTTCCTTTGTTATAAACTGTGGGGGTAAAATCTACCCCCTTTTTTTATATAAATAGTAGGTAAAATATAATTAGGAATTTTTATGTTACAATTTAAAAGTTTCATATCAGAAGGCGTAAAGCTCAAGTTAATCCGCGGTAGAAACATGGACGTTCTAAAGATGTGGAACAAAGGCGACAGTAAATGGGTTGAACTTAGAGGTAAGCCTGGGTTTGAAACAAGATACGATCCAAAAGATCCTTTACATAAAGCGATCACCGCACTAGGTAAATCAGCAAATATTTCTGATTTTATGAATGGCAATGAAGTAAGTATAAATCCAAAACATCCAGATGGTAAGAAAGCTTTAGACACAATAAGAGGACTGATGAAATGAGTCAATTTAGCGTAAGTAGACAAAGACATTTTGGAATTAATAATACAGATATTCATGAAATAATGATGCTAGCTGATCAATACGGTAACATTATTAACACCTTTGGTGCAGCAAGCAACATATATGTTGCAGCTGGAAATTTAGAAGGATATTCTGGTGTTCATAAATTTGGTGGGGTGTTTGGAACTGCGTCAGCTGACATGTCCACCGTATGGACAGCGGCAGATACAACTACAACATTTTTATATGATTGGTCATACACTAATGGTGCTGTTACAGTAGTTTCAACTGACGCAGGAGACACAACGGACGTTACCGTTCAAGGATTAGACTCAGATTATAACCCTGTAGAAGAAACGTTTACTCTGACAGGCACATCCCCCACAGCTACTGGATCTGTTAATTTTACAAGAGTGAATCGTGCCTTTATGAATGAAACAACAAATGTAGGTAAAATTCAAGTTAAAAGAGGAACTACCCTAGTTACAGAAATTGGAGCAGGATTTGGACAAACACTTCAATGCTTTTATACTGTTCCCGCAAATAAAACAGCATATCTAATGAGTATTGCCGCAAGTGCAAGTAAAAATCAAATCGTAGATTTGTTTTTCTATCAAAGACCATTCGGTGGTGCGTTTAGAGTAAATACAACAATGTCTTTAAATCAATCAAATCAAACATTAGAATTTCCAGTTCCTCTTAAATTTTCTGAAAAAACTGATTTAGATGTTCGTGTAAGAGGTTCATCAAATGCTACAATTTCATGTGACTTTACAATGATTTTAGTGGATAATCCAAGCTAGGTAGTATAAAACATGCAAAATTTTAAAGCACATATAAATGAAAATAAAAACACACACATGACCCATATTGAAGATAGAGTTATTTATGGTGGTGTGAAAGGAACAAGAGAGGCAATATTTGCTCTTAGAGATTTAAGAGATATGCTTGCTGGTACTAAGGAAGGAAATGTAAGTGTTAAATGGGATGGTGCTCCTGCTGTTTTTGCTGGTATTGATCCGAGTGATAATAAATTTTTCGTTGCCAAAAAAGGTATATTCAACAAAAATCCTAAGGTCTATAAATCTGCAGCTGACGTTGATGCTGATACTTCTGGTGATCTTGCTACTAAGCTCAAAGATGCACTCAAATATTTGCCTTCTCTCGGAATCACCGGAGTTATTCAAGGAGATTTCTTATTTAGTAAAAGCGACTTGTCAAGTCAAACTATAGACGGAAAAAAATATGTCACTTTCCACCCTAATACAATTATTTATGCAGTGCCAGAAGGAACTCCTTCTGCAAAAGAAATTAGATCAGCAGAAATTGGAATCGTCTGGCACACAACATACACAGGATCGTCTTTTGAAACGATGAAAGCAAGTTATGGTGTAGATGTAACTAAGTTTAAAAAGTCAAAGTCTGTCTGGTCTCAAGATGCAATGCTAAGAGATATGACAAAAGTAACAATGTCAAAAAAGGATACGGAGGAAGTAAATGAACGTCTTTCGGAAATTGGGAAACTCTTTAACCAAATATCTAGTAGCACCCTTAAAGAAATTGAAACCAACGCTGAACTTTCGCAAACAATTGAAACCTACAACAACTCCTTTGTTAGGAAAGGCGAAATTATTAAAGACACTCGAAAACATGCCGACGGACTCATTAGATGGATCAAAGATAAATACGAAAAAGAAATTTTCAAACGCAAGTCAGAACGCGGCAAAGATGCGCAAATTAAAAAGAGGGAAGAAATCTTAAAATTTTTCTCTCCTACTAATAAACAAAATTTAATAAAGGTATTTGAATTACAGAAACTAATTGTATTAGTAAAATTAAAACTTATAAATATACTTAATAATATTAAAAAAATTGATACATTCGTAAAAACTACAAAAGGATTTAAAACAACAGGTCACGAAGGTTATGTAGCAATTGATAGACTTGGTGGTGACGCTGTAAAGATTGTTGATAGGATGGAATTTTCATACAACAACTTTTCGCCAAATATTTTAAAAGGATGGGATAAACCAGGAAGAAACTGATGTTAAAATTTAAAGATTTAATTACTGTAGATTATGCTCCAGGCGAACCAGATGAAATTAAATATAAAAGACATAGAAAAAGAAGAACGGGGCTTGATCGTGGTTTAAACGACGGTCTTGAGACTGAAGCTCTGTCTATGGCTCAAAGATTAAAGAAAGCGCGTGATTTTAAAAGAAACCGCGCTAAGATTGCTCTTGGTAGAAAGAGAGCGGCTCGTCGTGTAGCAAGTAAAGAAGTGCTATTGAAAAGAGCAAGAAGGGCTGCTCGTAATAAAATATTACTCAAGATAACAAAAGATGTTCCTCGTGGAGAACTAACTGTTGCAAGAAAGCAAGAAATTGAAAAAAGACTTGATAAACCAGCAATGAAAACACGAATTGATCGTTTAGCCAAGAAAATGTTTCCTCTTATTCGTAAAGCTGAAATGGAAAGAAAAAGAGGCGGTGCTAAATGATTAATTCTTTTTCTCAATTTTTAGTTGAAGAAGAAAAGGTTGCTTATTTTGCCTTTGGTAGAATGAATCCGCCTACTATAGGACACGGTAAGCTAATGGATAAATTATCTGCCGTTGCTGGTAAAAATCCTTATTTTCTTTATCTTTCCCAGTCTAATGATAAAAAAGATAATCCATTAGAATATACCAATAAAATAAAATATATTCGTAAAATGTTTCCGAAACATGCAAGACAAGTTTTAGTTAATAAAAAAGTAAAGACACCATTTGATGCTTTAACCGATTTATATGATCGTGGTTATAGAAAAGTTGTTATGGTTGCTGGTTCAGATAGATTAGATGAATATAATATAAGATTAAATAAGTATAATGGCAAAAAGGGGAACCATGGTTTCTATAATTTTGCTAATGGTATTAAAATAGTTTCTGCCGGACAAAGAGATCCTGATGCTAAAGGTGCAGAAGGTGCTTCTGGCACTAAACAAAGAGAATATGCTTTAAATAATAATTTTACTTCTTTTGCTCAAGGTTTACCAGATAAAATGTCAAATAGTGATGCTAAAAAACTTTTTAATGATATTAGAAAAGGTATGGGTTTAAAAGAACAAAAACAGTTTAGAAATCATATTAAACTTGAACCTGTATCCGATATTAGAGAATCTTATCTTAGAGATAATATTTTTAAAAAAGGTGAACAAGTTGTAATAACTAAAAACGGCATTATCGGCAATATAAAATATTTAGGTACAAATTATTTAATAGTAGAATCAAAGGGTGAAACATGGAGATGTTGGTTAGATGATGTATCTAAAGTAGATCCAAATGATATACCACCTGCACATTTAGAAGCTGATTTTGGAGCAGATCCATTACAAGGCCCATATAAGATTTTATCAGAATCATCTTCTTCAATGTATAAAGATAAGCCCGATTGGGGAACTCCAGAATCTGCACGTAAAGCCAAAGAAATAACTCCTGGTGAAAAGTCTAAAATAAAATCAGAAGCTGAAGATCCTGATATAGGACATAAAAAAGGTGTTCAACCAAAAGGGTATTATGCTGGTATTAAATCAAAATCCACTAAACTTGCTAGAGCAAGACATTTTGCTAAACATGGTAAGAAAGCAGACGATGATAGAAGTGCTTATAAACCAGCTCCTGGAGATGCTACAGCAAAAACAAAAACAAGCACACATACCTTAAAATTTAGACAAATGTATGGTGAAGATGCTATAAAAATAGCACAAGCAAAAATTGATAAAGAAAAAGAAGTAGATGCACTAAAACACGATAGAATGTTAGATCGTGCTAGATTAGCTAAAGCTAGGGCAAAAAATAGGGCAACAAAATGATTAAATTTAAACATTATATAAAAGAAGATGCAACAGCAGGGCTTAAGAAAAAAGCAGAAAAATCTGGTATGCCTCTTGGTATATTAAGACAAGTTTATAATCGTGGTGTTGCTGCTTGGAAAACTGGACATAGACCTGGTACTACACCAGAACAGTGGGGATTTGCAAGAGTTAATTCCTTTGTAACTAAATCATCAGGAACATGGGGTAAAGCAGATAAAGATCTGGCTGCAAAAGTAAGAGGTTCAAAATGAAAACCATAGAAGAAAAATTGGCTACAAATCAATTAGATAGATTAGCTAAACACTGGTCTGGCATGAAAGGCAAGAGAATTCAACCTTCTGATGCTATTAAACTTTCTGCAATGGTTGGAAAATTCGGTAAAGATGAATTAGAACAATTAGCTACTAAAGATATACCTTTTCTTTCAATGTCTGCAATTAATAATTTAATGATTAAACATAATTATAGTGCAGATCAAATAAATGGTCTTATGAAAGAAAATACCGAATATCTTTATGATCTCTATATGTTTGAAGATGTAGATGCAGGAGAATATGATTACGAAGGTGATATGGCAAAGACTCAGCTTATTACTATTGCAGATGCTGCTGAAGAACTCCATGACATGCTTGAAGATGATGAAAATCTTCCAGAATGGTGCCAGAACAAAATCACTAAAGCGATGGATTACCTAGATACCGTTCGTGATTATATGATAGCAAAAGACACAGATGAAGAACCCGGTAATGAAAATCCAAATGAATCAGTAAAACAAGAAATGTTTTCGGAAGAAAGAATGGCCGCAGGACGTTTTGGTAAAAATGTACATGATATTAAGATAAAGATACCAGCTCGGATTGACAAAGTCATTAAAAAAGCTAGTCCTGTTTATGACCAACGTGAAAACAAACCTCATAAGGCAATCGGTAAACATCTGAAAGATATTATGCAAAAACATGGCGTTAAGGCATCAGGTAAGAAACATTATCACAATGATATGAGTGGTCATTATATGTTTGCTCACCCAGATAATGATCCAGCAAAAGTCCATGCAGCTGCAACTGAATTTGAAAAAACTGTAGGCAAAGCAATTCGTACAGAATCTTTAGATGAAGGTAATATGGCATCAGCAGCAAAAGAGTTAGAAACTTATGCACGTAAGTCTGGCGGAATTGATAAAAATGATTTTATTAAAGCAGCTATGATGATGAAAAGAAACCAAAAGAAACAGCTTGATAAGTTTGTTGATGAGTTGGATACAGAACCGCGTGAAAAGATTTTATCAGTCATGGATAAACACTTAAATGAAGGTATGAAAGAACCGTTTGATGAAAAAAAAGGTGACTTACATCTATATAATAACGAAGCTGATGCACGTAAAAAAGCAAAAGAAGTTTCTGGTAAAGTTATTAAAGGAACCGGAAAATCTGCTGGTAAATGGGCAGTTAAAGAAAAAGTTGAACTTGACGAAAAAGTAAACGCTAAAGCAATTCAAAAAGCAGTTGACGATGGCAAGTCTATGGACGTTATTATGACTATGTTTGCTAACAAGCGCACAACTAATACAGACGAAATCCGCAAAGTCGTAAAAGACTACATGTGGAAGAAGCGTATGAAAAAAGAAGAAGTAGAACTTGATGAAAAGTTTGAACCAAAAACTGTTGGTATGAAAATTGTTCATAAAAAGCCGCATCCGGCTGGAGGACAATATGTTGTTCTAAGTAAACCTGGAGCTGGTCAATATGTTATTAGACATTTAAATAAAGGTCAAGTTAAAACTCTTGGAACAGTACCTTCACTTGGTCTTGCAAAATCTTATATTGATGCTAAAAGTAAAGGGAAAGATCCAAAAGATTTATTAAAAACTGAAGAAGTGTCCGAAAAGGCACCAAAGATTGATTCTAAAAAATTTGCAGCTCATATGTCAAGAAATACTAAACCAAAAACTATGACATCAACACAAAAATCTTTATCTAGTATCAGCCGTAGAGCAAATGAAAAACTTTCTGTAGCTGATGGTATGGGTGCTTGGATAGATGATTTTAAACAGTCTGATGCACCACAGTTTAAAGGTAAAACCGCAAAAGAGCGCAGAGATATGGCTATAGCAGCATATTTAAGTGCAAAAAAAGATAATGAATAGTAAAAGTAATTCTGGAGATTATTAATGCCAAGTAAAGCATTTAAATTAGCAGAAGCAATGGTTAGTAACCCTGTTATGAATGACATTGTGACAAATACCAATGCAGTTCCAGAAGCAATAATTACTCAAATTGAAACATCTACAGATCTAGGTGTAGCAAATGTAGCCGATTTACCAAATACAGGAAACAACGCTGGTGATATCCAGTTTGTAGAAGCTACAAATCGACTTTATATATGGAATGGATCCGGCTGGTATAACATCGCACTTATTAACACTACTCCAACATGGGATTCAGACGGACAACCTTCTGGTTCTTATGTGCTGGATGCAGATAGTCCTCAAGATGCTACTATTATTACACTAGCTGCTTCAGATCCAGAAGATATTCCAATATCGTATTCTTATGTAACTAGCGGATCAATGGACAGTATGGCAACCATCAGTCAAGACTCAAGCGTCTTTACTATCACACCTAAGACAGTTGCGCAAGTAGGAGAAGGAGTTGAACTAACAGGCAGTATTACCTTTAGAGCATCTGATGGTGTTAATATTTTACCACATGTATCAAGTTTTACACTCAGTTTTATTTCTATTGTACAAAACAGTAAATATACAGTTTTATTAGCAACAGCAGTTAATACATCAGGTAGTAACAATAATATAACAGATGAATCAACCAATAATCATACTATAACATCATATGGTAATGTTCATGCTGGTACGTTTAGTCCATACAGACATGGTGGGTATAGCGCTTATTTTAATGGTAGTCAGGAATTAAGATACCAACCTTATACAGGAGGGGATTATAGTCTTGGTACTAGTAATTTTACAATGGAAGCTTGGGCATATGCAACAGTCGAAGCATTTAATGGAAATTCTGTTATCTTTTCACAAAGACGTGTTAGTAATGGTGGACCACAAATCCGTGTAGTATCGGGTGGTACTATTCAATATTTTTATTTTAATGGAAACAACTCACAAACTTCAACAGCTACATTTCCTATTAATCAGTGGAATCATATTGCTCTGGTTCGCTCTGGAACTGGAGTAGATGAAACTAAACTATATTTAAATGGTACTGAAATATTGTCCTTTCAAGAGACGGCCAATTTTAACAGTACTGCTGCTGACTTAACGATAGGTAATTTTTCGTTGTATAATGAGCCTTGGTATGGTTTTATTTCAGATGTTAGGATTGTAAAAGATGCAGTATACACATCTGACTTTTCCAATTCGCTGCCAACAGAACCTTTAACAGCTATTAATAATACTATATTTTTAGCTCCATTTAATAGTAACTCCAGCTACCATTATTTTGATGATATTACGGGTAATGGGAGAGTAACTGCTAACACTGGCTCTACAGGAGTAAAAGCTTTCAGCCGACATGACAATTTAGAATACTCAGCGGTAGATCACGGCGGGTCTATTTATTTTGATGGGTCTGGAGATTATCTAAGAGCTGATGCTGCATTAAGTTCATTTACTTCAAGCACATCTCCTTTTACAATTGAAGCTTATGTATATCCATCACCTGCAAGTTTATCAAGTCATTATTTATTTGGAATCAATACATCAAGTTCTGGTACAAATAATTTATTATTCAACACACACCAGATAGTGACCAATCACGGCGGAGGTTCAGATACTGTAACAACACTTAGTTCACCAATAACGTATAATGTCTGGAGTCATGTTGCATTAGTTAGCGATGGAACCACATTAAAAGCATTCATAAATGGCGATGAATACGCCAGCATAACAGCCCCATCAACACCTTTAGCAGATTGTGTGCTTGGGATTGGAACGGAATTTGATGCAGCTAACGGCGGAACGCCAGGGAATTATTACACTGGGCATATGTCAGATATAAGAATTTCTGATACAGCTCTTTATACAAGCGCATTTACTCCAACATTTTCTCCTCTTACTACTCCTGCAGGAACAACATTGCATATAAAAGGAACAGATGCATCCATCATAAATAAAGCTCAGGGTAATAATATGCAGCTTTTTGGAAATGCCACTGGTTCGACAACACAAGTTAAGTTTGCTGACACAAAATCCATGTATTTTGATGGAAGTGGTGATTATATAAGAATAGATGATACTAGTCTACTAAGGTTCAGAGGAACGCATGATTTTACTATAGAAGCATGGGTTTACAAAACTGCGGATAACGTAATGATATTATCTAATCAAGATGGGGGCACTGATAACAATTATATTTCTTTTAAGACAGATGGTACAAATACGACTGTACAATTACGAGATGCTAATGGTCAAGCATTTGCATACGGAGCAGCAGTAGCGATTAATACTTGGAATCATCTTGCAGTATCAAGATCTTCAGGTAGTGTTCGTGTATTTGTAAATGGAATTTCTGGGACGCCTGTAACGATAACAAAAGATACTCCAGCTAGATCAACTATAATTGGTGGATTTTTAATGACCAACTATATAGGTTATATGACAGGCTATATTCAAGACCTAAGAGTCACTAAGAGTTTAGCAAGATACACCTCAAACTTTACACCGCCAACAAAACCACTTAAAGGATAAAAATAAAAGTAATGCTATAAATATTAGGACGCAATAGATTAGAAAGGTATGGATGGAGTGGAAAATTTTAGAAAATATAGAGAACAAAAAATAGACGCAATCTGTGAAGAATGTAATCTATATGAAGATTTAGAAATAACTGAAGCAGAGTATCAAGGTCGTAAAGTAAAACTAAATGATCCCACTCGTTCGAATGACGGTAAGAAAAAATTCTATGTTTATGTCAAAAACGATAAAGGTAATATTGTTAGGGTTGGTTTTGGTGACCCTAACATGGAAATCAAAAGAGACGATCCAGCACGAAGGGCTTCCTTCCGTGCCAGACATAACTGTGACAATCCTGGACCAAAATGGAAAGCAAGATATTGGAGCTGCTATCAATGGAGAGCAGGCGCTAAAGTAGACAATTAAGGAATATTAAATGAGTAAGGCCAGTTTATTTTCCAAGCTTGCAGCAGGCAATGGAAATCTAATACCAGATTCCGATGAAGGTCGTGATTTAGGTTCTGCTTCAAAGAAGTGGAAAGATTTGTATCTATCAGGTAGTTCACTAATTCTCGGTAGTGTTACTCTTAAAGATTCTGGTGGACAGCCTAGCTTTACTAATTTAAATGGTGATAAAGTAAAAATTGATCTGTCTGCAATGTCGACGGATGATCTTTCTGAAGGTTCTAATTTATATTATACACTTGCAAGAGATGATTCAGCATTTGATGTTAGATTATCAACTAAATCAACAACAGACATTTCTGAAGGTTCTAATTTATATTATACAGATATAAGAGTAGAAGCTGTAGTCAATCCAATGATTGACTCTGCAATAAATGCTCTTGTCAATGGCGCACCGGGGCAACTTAATACACTTGATGAACTTTCTGCCGCATTAAATGATGACTCAAATTTTGCAAATACAGTGACTGCTAATATAGCAACCAAGCTTGCAATTAGACATGATATTACAGTCACTGTAGCAAGCGGCACTAACGAATATGGAACTGGAAATAAGTACCATTTTGAAGGAGTAGTAAGTCCTTATTTACATCTTCAACCAGGCAGAACATATAGGTTTGATCAATCAGACGCATCAAACTCTGGTCACCCTTTAAGATTTTCTACAAATGCAAATAACAGTCCAAGTGCCACGTATTCTACGGGTGTAACTGTAGTCGGAACTCCAGGCTCTGCTGGAGCATATACCGAGATTGCTGTTACTGCTGGCACACCACCTCTACACTACTACTGTACTAATCATTCTGGTATGGGTGGTTCATCACCTGCTGGATCTATTTTTGACGGACAATGGTCTAGTCTCACAGGTACTCCAACAACTATTTCTGGTTACGGTATCACCGATGCGTTTGATGGAGCATTTAGTTCTTTATCTGGTACTCCTACAACGATTTCCGGATATGGTATCACCGATGCGTTTGATGGCCAGTACTCATCGTTAACGGGTGCACCAACAACTTATGCTTGGTCAACAATTACTTCAACACCAACAACAATATCTGGTTATGGTATCACTGATGCTCAAGCTACATTAGTATCTGGAACCAATATTAAAACTATTAATGGTAACACTCTTCTCGGTTCTGGCGATCTTGTTATAAGCGGTGGTGGTTCTGGAGGAACTGATTCGGCAACAGTCTCAGCAATTATACTAGCAGACGTTGACTCGGCCTATGTTCAAGCAAGACAGTCTGGCGGTGGATCTGGTATCAGTTTAGCTGAAGCAAGAGCCGGTATATCTGTTACTACAGGATCCGCATCTGGCGGAGGTACTTTATCATATGATAATACTACCGGTGTTCTAACATTTCAACCGTCTACGAATACTGGGGGCGGTGGAAGTGGTACAGTAGATTCAGCTCAAACAATATCTCTTATTACTAGTACTATAGACTCAGCTTATGTTCAAGCAAGACAGTCTGGTGGTGCTAGCTCCGTACCTGCATTTAGTGTAGATGGCGGTGTTGATACATTTAAATTTACATCTGATTCTGGTCAATCTATATTCACTGGATTAGATAGTGCAGGTAATACTTTATCTTTTGATCCAATAAATGTTAATGTTTTCTTAAATGGTATTTTTCTACAAAAAGGACTTGATTATACCACGACTGGAAACAACACTATTACATTTACGCCTGCTCTTGATATAAATCAAGATGTTATAATTCAAAATATTGATGTAAAATCTTCTTCTGCTCTTGTGTCTGGCGGTATAAACACATATGCATATACTGCTGATTCTGGTCAGACGGCATTTAGTGGTGCTGATGATAACGGAAATTCATTACAGTTTACCGGTAATAATATTTCAGCATACTTAAACGGTGTTTTACTACAACGTAGTGCCGATTATAGTTTATCAAACGAAAATACGCTTACGCTTACATTTAATGCTGCAATCGGTGATGAGATTTCAATCGTATCATTTGATCCTACAAGTACTGATAATTTAGCATCCTACTTTGATTCAAGTTATATCACAAGCAGAGTTTCGGTATCTTATCCTGCAAGAGGATCAGTAGAAAATTTCTTCTATACAGCAACTGATGGTCAATTAACATTTAGTGGTAATGACGCAAACGGTAATTTATTACAGTTTACTCAAGATAATAAAAATGTATTAGTATCAGTAAACGGTGTTCTTCTAATTCAAGGAACAGATTATACAACCAATGCTTCAACTAATACTCTTACCCTTGTAGACTCTGCAGGTGCTGGAGATCAGATTTATATAAACACATTCTCTAATCTATATCGTTCCTCAGGTCTTGATTCTATTGATATGCAAGAAATAATTGATTCTAACTTCATAACGAGTAGAATTAGTGATGTCTTTGTTTCAACCGATATTGTTGACTCAAATTATATAACAAGTAGAATCAATGGAATTTATCCTATAACAAATACTGTTACAAGATTTAAGTTTACTTCGGATTCTAATCAATCTATATTTACCGGAGCTGATTCTGCAGGTAATATATTATCATTTGACAGTCAAAATGTTAATGTATTCTTAAACGGTATATTTTTAGAAAAGGGTGCTGATTATACTACCTCTGGTGGTAACACCATTACAATGACACCGCCACTTCCTATAGATCAAGATGTAGTAATACAAAACATTTCTATTAGATCACAGTTACTTGTTGGTTCAGATACAATACTAGAAGTTCTTAATGATGGTGTTCTTCAATCACAAGTTGATTCAGCTTATATTTCTCAGAGAATTGGAGAAATATATGGCGGCGGAAGATCATTTGATAATTATAGATATGTATCAACGGAAGGTCAAGCAATATATACAGGTAATGATATTAACGGTAATGCATTATCTTTTACAGATGCTGGAGTTCAAGTACATTTAAACGGTATTCTTCTTACTCAAACACAAGATTATACTACATCAGCAGGAAATTCAATAACACTTCTTGATTCAATTGGTGCTGGTAATGAAATAATTATTAATAGTTTTGAAACAAAGTTTACGGTAGATTTAGCAACATCCGTTGTAGACTCATCATATGTTATAGCCAGAATACCAAATTATTCAACCACTACAAATATTAATAAATTTAAATTTACAACAACCGGACCACAAACAGTATTTACTGGAACCGACGATGTAGGAAATACTTTATCATTTGATTCTGATAACATTCTAGTGTTTATGAATGGTGTAAATTTATATCAAGGTGGAGATTTTACAACATCCGGCGGTAATACAATTACCTTAAATGAACCTACGGATTCTAATTTTGAAATAGTAGTAAATAATTTTGATAAGTATTTTAATACTGTTTTAAGTACAATTGATTCAGCCTATGTTACAGCAAGAATACCGCAATATGGTTCTACTTCTACGGTTGATCGTTATAGATTTGTTGCAACCGCAAACCAAACGGTATTTAGTGGAACAGACGCCGATGGTGGAACACTTTCCTATACGGCTGATCAAGTTCAAGTATTCTTAAATGGTATCTTACTTACGCCCACTACAGACTATACCGCTTCGAATGGAACTTCAATAACGTTAACAGATCCAGCTTCCGCAGGATTTGAAATTATCGTATATGATTATACAAAACAATTTAATGTTAATGTTATTGAACCAAGTAGCGTTAGTTGGCAGATTGTTACTACTACACCGTTTACCGCGCCTTCAAACTCTAAATTAATTGTTAACACTTCATCACCGAAAACTATTAATCTTCCGTCATCACCTTCTTTAGGAAATGAAATAAGAATAGTTGACGGTGATGGAACAGCAGCTACTAATAATATTACTATTTCATCATCCAATAAAATTATAGGTAGTGATTCAGATTTCATAATAGATATAAATGATGCAAATATTGAGCTAGTCTATTATAACGCAACTCGCGGTTGGATATTAACGGATAAGTAGGTAAAATATGGCAAGATTATCAGACATAAAAACTAATGAGATTACTGAAGACCTAGGAGTAAGCGGCGGTGCTACTCCTGTAGCTAATGATGCAGCTTTACCAACTGCTGGTAACTCAACAGGTGATCTTAAATTTAATGAAGCTAAGAAAACAGTTCATGTTTGGGATGGAACTGAGTGGGATAGAATCTTATCTGGTACCGATGGTTCTCCAGTTTGGTATGATTCGAGTACAGGTGCTTATTTGTCAAGACCCAATACAACATCATTAAAAACATTTGATTCAATGCTATCAAATGACTCAGCGGCACTAGATTTTACGGTAACCGCAATAGATCCTGAAGGATTTCCTATTACTTATGCTTATGATGTTTTTCCAGCAAATCCGAGTCAACTTTTTAGTATTACACAGCCGGCGGGAACTAGTGTAGGTAGGTATGTAGTTACACCTAATATTTCAGATTCTTCACACAATCCGGGCGATTTTAATATGAGATTAAGAGCATCGGATGGAGTAAGAACAATATCAGATGTAATACAATTTAGTTTAGAGTATGGTCCTGCAAATGCCTTTGCAGCTCTTTATAGTACTGCTACAGGTGGTACAATACGTTATATTCAAGGCGGCACAGATGAAATTAATGCAACAGATCTTACAAGCTTAGTTGACACTACTGTGAATTCTGGAGACGTTATATTTTTACAGAAAGCACCAGGATCTAATTACGGTCACTTTAAGTATATAGGAAGTGCTGGAGCTAATAGTAATATGTGGGCTAATAAAGCATTTGCATTTGTTGGAGGTGGATTAGAACCAGATAATATTTTCATATGGCACGACCACGACGGAAACGTTGCTACAAGAGATCATGCTATATTTGCTAGTTCTTCATCTGGTGCGACTGGAACCGAAACATATAGACAGTTTGCATTCAACTTGACATATCATCGTCACCGGACTAGTAACACAAACTATGAATGTTCACTTTGTATGAGTCCCGCAAGTGGTGGTGGCACCATGTTAAATTGTATTATTGATTTGAATGGAGGTAATGTATCATGGCACTATGATAATACTGCTAGTTCTGCATATAGACGATCATTTAAGCACTGTACTTTCTTAAATTATGGAAATTGGATAGCCCCTTACTCTGGTTCTGATGCAGCAGTTAGAATTATAGATTGTGCTTTTCAGGGTGGTTATCATTCCAGTGCTACATTCTTAGGTACTCAGGGTACCAGTATTGATTTGGATGGATGGACTTATGATACGTATAGTAATGCAGGTGTGGATATTAAAGCAAATGATACTAACATAGCTAATGGAGTCTATGGTCATATGAAAGATTTAAATAGTGTTACCGCTTCAAATATTAATTTTGATAACTATCAAGATGTTAATACTTAGGGAATAAAAAATGGCAACTAGAGCAAGAAACTTAGCAAACTTACTTGGAAACACTTCTAGGACTGAGTCTACTATACCTGTATCATCGATACCGGAAGGTGTAAGCGGCGCTTCCCCTGTAGCTAATGACGCGGCTTTACCTACAACCGGTAACTCAACTGGGAATCTTAAATTTAATGAGGCCAAGAAAACTGTTCATGTTTGGGATGGCACAGAATGGGATAGAATCTTATCTGGTGTAGACGGAGCACCTATATGGGATAGTAATGGAACAGCAGTTAGTACTCCACGCTCAATGTCATCGCCACTTAATTTTGATGGAGTTTTAAGTGCCGACTCTGCAGCAATAACTCTTAATGTTAACGCAGTAGATCCTGACGGATTTCCTATTAAATATGCGTATGATCAGTATCCTGTTTCAAATAATATAATAGCTAGTGTAACTCATGAAAGTGCTGGTATAGGTAGATTTACCATAACTCCTAACTTTATGGCGGGTGAAAGTAATGAAACCGAAACCGCCAGTTTTAGAGCCATAGCATCAGACGGCGCGAGAGTAACAACCGCATCTCTTGTGTTTAGTATACAATATGGAGCTTTCACTATTTATAAAGTTGGTGGAGCAGGTCCTGGGTATTGGGGAACACAATATGGTTCCGCTTGGGATTATGGGATGACTAATGTAGGAACAAGCTATAATGGTGCAGGCGGCGTAAATATATTAAATGAGTTTGGAGAGTACTATCTTTTACCAAAGAAAAACTTTTCTGCACGCCTCAAAATGTGGGGAGCAGCTGGATCAACTAGTTCTGATGGTTTTGCTGGTCAGGGTGATGATTGGGTGGCATTCGGCACATCCACTGGTACAGGTTACGGTGGATACACATACGCTGATATGGATTTTGTAAAAGATCAGTGGTATACTATTATAGTTGGAGAAGGTGGGGCTTTTGGAACCGATAATAGAAACTCACACGGTCCTCCCGGATCATTTGGTGGCGGAGGATATACCGGAAGAGCTAATTTTGGAGGAGGTCATGAACACGGCAGAGGAGCTGGCGGTGGCTTAACTGGTATATTCCTTGGAAGACATTTTCCTGATGTGACTTCAGCTCACGCAGCATCACTATTAATTGCTGGCGGTGGCGGTGGTGGATTTGGTCAAGTTCATGGCGGAGGATCCGGAGGAGGAACTTCGGGTACTGGAGGCCAGGCTGGTGGTTCTGCCACCGGCGGAGGCGCTGGAACACAATCTGGCGGCGGAGGTCAAGGAGGTTCATATGCTGGATACGGTGGAGCTAAGACCAACGGCTCAGCTTTACAGGGTGGTTACATGGCAAGAACTAACACAGGCGTAGGCGGCGGCGGAGGCGGAGGCTACTAC